TCTAAATCTTTGGCTTTCTTAGTCATTGCCCCAACGGATCCAAAAAAAGAATCTTGAAATGCTTGTAACTTCTCATGCATTCTATCTTCTATCTCATCTATTACAGGTTCTAATTTAACAACTAGCCAGCCCTCTTCTAGTATCTTTTCTTCCCACTTTTGTATTACCCAGTCTCTTAAGAGAAAACGATAAAGAGCAAGAATAATGACAATCTCTCCTACAAAGAGATAAATTAGATCGGGGTTCATTCAAACGGACTATATTTTTTTATTGCATAATCTACAATATTTTCTATACTTACGCCAACAGGCGCACCTTTAACGGCTCTTTTCTCAGTATAAGCATTTTCTATATCCTGACTAATATTAACCCCTAAATTTTTTAAATCTAATAATGCCTCTTGTCCTGCTTTAACTGAATAATACCCAACAATCGTTATAATTAATTGTTTGATGATTTCGGGATTATTAAAAATTGTCATAACATTATCATGTTTTCTTTTACTATTAACTGCATCCATCTGGGCTTTTGTAACTTTCTTAAGGGTGAACCCTTCAGGAATTAAGGCGTAAGGCATTATTCGTCATCCTCGCCCTTTAACTTTCTATATGCCTCTATTGCTTGTTGACTTCTAAAAAGCGTGTCTAATAATTTGCTTAACTGGCTCAAAAGTATTTCTTCAACCCTAAGGCTGGCCCCACTTGTTTAGTTGGCGTTATTGTTGTCGGCCGTTGCGTGGTTTTTCCAAAAAGAGTTTTAATTGACTTCGGGAGAACTGCTCGGGATGGTGTTGACCCGTTAGGAGTTTTCTCGAGCAGTTTCCTTATTAAGATTAATTCAGCAATCATCGGCGTTTCTTTTTCCTATATTGCACGCCCATTGCTTTTAGATTTAATTTGCCGTCACGGTATGTTATATGGTTACGTTTATTTTTAATGTATTTTTGCCACGCTGACAGCTTACGCTTAGGTTTATTGTAGATCCTTTGTTCTCTTTCGAATACTCTTTCTTCAGCTATTCCAGCTTCAAAGCTTTGTCCAGACCTTTGTCCATCTAAGAAACCCATTCTATAATACTCGCGTTCTCTTTTGGTAGGCATTAAACAAGCCTCATAAATGCAAAGTCAATGTCACTATTGCCACCACTATTGTTAGTTACTTTAAACTGTAAATTTTTTTGACCTGTTAATCTACCTTGAATAAAATATATGTTCCATCCATCAGCAGTCATTGATTCAGCTGAATCACTAAATATGTCTTGTAGATCTTTACTAGTTGTATCAAATACATTACCGCGCAATGTTGCAGTAGCTACTACAGGCGTTAAATTAGCAAAACTATTGCTAGCTGGTCCCATTACAGCAGTTACAGCACAATTACCCCCATTGCTTGGTTTAATTGCATAAAATATTGAACTAAAACCTGTCATATCAATAAAGTCTGCATTTGCTGTATTAGGAAATAATACATCTCCCCCATTAGCTATACCTTCAGCTTTATCTGAAATAATAAAAGACTCATCGCTAGACTTAGTGCCTTTCCAATCACCCTTTTCATCTACGAATCCAGTGTCCAATACTGGTTGTACATACTGAGGCACTTCTATGTCACCGTTAACAGTTGCTGACTGAACCCCTGCCTTTCTAGTTAAACTCCAGGGAGCATAACCTTCTCGATTATAGGCCATTAAAGGCCTCTATGCAAATACTAAAGTTACAGCACAAGAACATGTGCCGACATCTGTATCCATTGCCATAGCAACGCTAACTTGATTAGATCCAACTACTGGTATTGCTACATCTAAGCTAAAAGGTAGATTAGTAGCACCGTTTGATGCTGGTGTTCCGTCTACGCCTTGACTTCCTACTGTCATGGTTTCTTGTCCTTGACTTAATCCGTCACCGCTTAGTTGCATTGCAAAAGTTGTTGCGCCATTTGTTGCGCTGTCACTTGATACTGTTGCTATAATACCCACTATTTGAGTAGCTTGTTTTGGAATTTGAATTGAGCTTGTAGTAGACTGGCCATAAAGTGACCCAAGTGCTGTAAAGCTGTCCGCCGAAGTCAATGCACCTTCTCGTGTTCTGTAGAATGCCATATTTTTCCTTATGCCTTTATGCGGATTGGGCCAAGTTTGGCCAAGGTTCCGCTAGCAAAACCTTTTGTTAATGCTTTTGCGACTAAAGCCCCTGCAAGGGTTGCCGTAATCTTTTGCTTATTACCCATAATGTTGGATTCTAAAGTGCTTAATGCTCCTTTAAAATTTCCTGCTAGCATTTCATCTACTGCGCTACTTGCGCCTGTTGATTGTGCTAATGAAATTGCTGTCCCAGCTTCTATGGCTGAGATATTAAATGATTTTCTTGCCCTTCTTCGAGGTGCCTTACGACGTGGTGCCATGACTACTTAGTTATGACAGGTTACTTAAGTTTAGCTGATTGCTGTTCTATTAAATATTTTATAACTTCTGTCTTATCATCACCACATTCTTTGCAGATCCATTTATTCTTTTTAGCTTCATATTCTCTATTATCGCCACATGAAGTGCACCAGTTAATGGGCCCATGTTCTTGTCTTTCTTTATCTTGACTCTTTAGCATCTCTTTTCTTATTAGCTTATTAACATATTCAGATCCCTTAATATTTAATTCATAACAATGTTCTTCCATAAAGGCTATTTCGGATATACCTAAAGTAAAAGATTTACTTGCTTTCCATTCTTTTTTTCTACCCATTATTGTTGTGTTCTCCTATATTCATATTTTTTTGACTTCTCTGAGGCAGATACATTTTTCGGAAAGAAAGTGTGTTCTGTTATATGTTGTTGTCCTACTTCTTTCTTTTTATGGGTCCTAAGATTTGTTTCATGAAGTTCTTTAAACTTCTTAGGCTCGCATTCATCACATATATTATGTTCTGTTTTGTGCATCCATAACCTAAACATTAAGCCACACTGGGGACAATAATTATTTCTTCTCACAATCATCACCCCCACACTTTGTGCAAACAAATTGCTCTTTGCTATATGTTGCTATTCTTTGGTGGACTACTTCCACTATGTCTTGTGAAAACATCATCACAATTTTTGCTATCTCCATTTGATATTCTTTTTCATTCACTGTCAACACCTATCTATACATTGAGTGCCAGTATATAATATAATCGCACTATTATTATATTATTAACAAAAGAAGGGCTAACAAAAAAAAAAAAAAAAAACCTTCAAACCTTTTTCATTAATAAAATTATTTTTTTTTTTGAATAATTTCTTAGGAATTAGTGGTTTGGAATTAATTTCTGACTCATTATTCCCTATGTTTTGGCTTTCTGAGCCCACTAAATGCCCTAAATTTGCCTTATTTGCCATGTATTCAACCATTGCGCTACCCCAATCTCCACCTTTTACTGCCTTTCTAATGTTGTTCATAGGATCTAAATCTTTGGCTTTCTTAGTCATTGCCCCAACGGATCCAAAAAAAGAATCTTGAAATGCTTGTAACTTCTCATGCATTCTATCTTCTATCTCATCTATTACAGGTTCTAATTTAACAACT